CAGCATCGAGATTCGTCCGAAGTTCGCCGACACCGGACGGGCCTACCTGGACGGCATCGCGGTTACCGACACCCCGGCCAGCCTGGGCACCGAGATGCTGACGTTCAGCGCTCAACACCCGGACATGAACCCACTGGCAGCCCGTAAGCGCGACCCTGGCAACCTGTTTTCCGAGGCTGTCGAGATCGAACTTGAATTCGAAGAAGTTGAGGACGAAAGCGGAAAGGTCACAGGCCTGTTCACCCGCGTTCTCGAACTCCTCGGCAAGAGCAAGGACAAGGAAGGCAAGGACGCCGCTCTATTCACTGAACTGGGCGAGGCCGTCGAGGCCATGGCCGAGCATGTCGCCAGCCAAGGCGAAACCTTCGCCACCGAAAAGTCGGCCCGCGAAAAGTTGCAGATCGCCCACGACAAGCTGTCCGCCGACTTCACGGCTCTGGTTGCCCAGCTCGAAAAAACCCCGGACACCACCGGACAAAAACCGCAGTACTCCGTTCGCCCGCCGGCTACGGGCGGTGACGGCGCGCTCGTCACTGACTGCTGATTCACATCACGGACAACACCCAGCCAAGGAACATCGGAGAACACCATGCGTAACGATACCCGCGTCCTGTACAACGCCTACCTGCAACAACTCGCGCAGCTGCACGGCGTGAGCGACGTCACCACCAAATTTACCGCCGCACCGAGCGTGGCCCAGACCCTGGAAACCCGTATCCAGGAGTCCAGCGCCTTCCTCAGCGCCATCAATGTGTTTGGCGTGTCCGAGCAGTCCGGTGAAAAAATCGGCATCGGTATCGACGGCACCATCGCCAGCACCACCGACACAACCGTCAAGGACCGCGAGCCGCGCGACCCGAGCGGACTGGATAACCGTGGGTACGTCTGCACCCAGACCAACTTCGACACCGGCATCCGTTACCAGAAGCTGGATCAGTGGGCCAAGTTCAAGGACTTCCAGGCGCGTATTCGCGACGCCATCATCAAGGCCCAGGCACTCAACCGGATCATGATCGGCTGGAACGGCACCAGTCGTGCCGCCACCTCCAACCCGACGCTCAACCAACTGTTGCAGGACGTCAACGTTGGCTGGCTGGAGAAAATGCGCCTGGAAAACCCTGCTCGTGTGATGAAGGAAGTCGTCGACGGCAGCGGAAAGATCCAGATCGGCGCCGGCAAGGACTTCGAAAATATCGACGCCCTGGTCGTGAGCATGGTCAACGAGTTCATCGAGCCCTGGTATCAGGAGGACACCGACCTGGTGGTGATCTGCGGTCGCCAACTGTTGGCCGACAAGTACTTCCCGATCATCAACAAAACCCAGGCGCCGACCGAAATGCTCGCGGCCGATATCGTCACCAGCCAGAAACGTATCGGTAACTTGCCCGCAGTGCGCGTGCCGCACTTCCCGCCCAACGGCCTGCTGGTGACCCGCCTCGACAACCTGTCGATCTACTGGCAGGAAAACACCCGGCGCCGCACCGTCGTCGACAACGCCAAACGCGACCGCATCGAGAACTTCGAATCGGTCAACGAAAGCTATGTGATTGAAGACCTGGGCTGCGCTGCCATGGCCGAAAACATCACTCTGAGCTGAGGCGGGCAACCATGACCAATCCTTGCCGCCGCCACTTCCAGCGCGTCACAGCAGCCGTTGCAGCGGCTGCCGTGGCAGGTCCTGCGATGACGATGGAAGGCGCATCTGTTTACGAGCTGCACCTCGCCAAGCTCCAGCAAGACTATCTGCGCCTGAAACAGGTGCAATCGACCGAAGGCAAGGCGGAACTGAAACGGCAATTGCTGCCTGAGTATGTCCCCTACGTGGAAGGTGTTCTCGCCGAAGGCAAAGGCGCCCAGGACCAGGTGCTGACCACGTTGATGGTCTGGCGCATGGACGCCACAGACTTTGCCGGTGCCCTGGACATTGCGGAATACGTGATCCACCACGCGCTGCTGATGCCTGACCGCTTCGAACGCACCACCGGCACCATCGTCGCGGAAGAAATCGCCGAAGTGGCGCTGAAAGCGCAGAAGGCCGGCGGAACCTTTGATCTGGATCTGCTGCTACGCACCGAGCAGATCGCAGGTGACGAGGACATGCCGGATCAGGCCAAGGCCAAGCTGCACCTGGCACTGGGCAAGGCGTATGCCGAGAAAGTTTCCGACGAGGATCCAGCAGGAAACCGCCTGATCGTCCTCGGCACTCTGGAGTCCGCCAAAACCCACTTGGCCCGCGCCATCGAGCTGAACACCAACTGCGGTGGCAAGAAGGATCTGGAGCGCGTTGAGCGCCTCCTCAAAAATTCGCTGCTCCCAGCAGCTAACCGAGCGTCCCCACGCACCCCGCCGGCTCGGGGCGGATCGGCCAGGCCGCTCCTCCTGAACGTGAAGCCCCGACCACCGGCGACCCATTTTTGAGTGCTGTTCCATGAGCGCATTTGTAGCCAGCGGCCCAGTCACCGGCGGTCACATCAACACCGACCCGTTCTGGCCCTCAATAGACCTTGAGCAGCTCCGCGCCACTCTACGCATCGACAACAGCGTCACCCCCGCTCGCCTGGAAACGGCCGTAATCGCTGCAGCGATCAATCTCAATCGCGAGCTGAAGTTGTGGAAGGCCCAGCAACTGGCCGCCGGTTACACCACGCTGGCCGACGTCCCTGACGACAAGATCAACGATGTATCGGTCCAGGCTCACCTGTACCGGCGTGCGATCGAGGCCGGTACCGGCGCCGAAGTCTGCGAGCGGTACCGCGACTACAGCGCAACCAATACAGGCAACGATAAAGCCGAAGATGTCGCCCCGACCATCGACGACTACCGCCGCGATCTGCGCTGGGCTGTCCGTGACTTTCTCGGCATCAGCCGCACCACCGTGGAGCTGATCTGATGCCTGTCGCCGTCCGCGCCAATCAGAACGACACCGTCGACGCCCTCTGCTGGCGCCACTACGGCCGCACTGCAGGCGTCACCGAGGCAGTACTTGAAGCGAACCCAGGCCTGGCCGACCACGGCCCAATCCTGCCGCAAGGCCTTGTCGTCAACATGCCCGAAGTCCAAGCCAGCGCGCCCCAGCGGCAGATGGTGAACCTATGGGACTGACACCGCAGCACCAAGCCCTTGAACCCACCAACCCTGGACAACGGAATGAAGCGCATGCCTGACCGTCCCGACACTTGGGCCTGGCTCGCCGCCTGGCTCGAACAGAACTGGCCGACTCTTTACGCCGGAGTCCTCGCCCTGATCATCGCCGCCCTGCGAATCATGTACGGCGGCGGCACCCTACGCCGCATGGTGGTCGAGGCTCCGCTGTGCGGATCCTTGGCACTGGCCGCCAGCCATGGCTTGGCGCTGCTGGGCATCCCGACCTCCACCGCGCCATTTTTCGGCGGGGTAATCGGCCTGCTCGGCGTTGAAGGCACCCGCGCTGCGGCCAAGAGGTTTTTCAACCGAAAGGTAGAGCAACTATGACCACCCTTCGCCACGGTGACCGCTCGCAAGCGGTGCTGATGCTGCAAAAGAGTCTCAACAAGAACGGTGCCAACGTCGTGCCGGACGGTGACTATGGCGACGCCACAGAAACCGCCGTCCGCGCGTACCAGGTCAAAATGGGCCTGGTCGCCGACGGCGTCGCCGGCGCCAAGACTCAAGCCAGTCTTGCCGGTAGCGACTGTACCCAACTGCTACGCAACAACGACCTGGTGGTCGCTGCCGAACGTCTCGGCGTACCGCTGGCGAGCATCTACGCGGTGAATGAAGTGGAATCCAAGGGCAAGGGCTTTCTCGACAACGGGAAGCCGGTGATCCTGTTCGAACGCCACATCATGTACCGCCAGCTCGCCACGGCTCGAAACGCGGGCGATGACCCGGCCGAACTCAAGCGTCACGCTGACCAACTAGCCACCGCCAACCCCGCCCTGGTGAACCTAAAGCCTGGCGGATACATCGGCGGTACCGCCGAGCACCAACGCCTGGCCATGGCCCGCCTGATCGATGACACCGCCGCCTTGGAGTCGGCTTCCTGGGGTGCCTTCCAGATCATGGGGTTCCACTGGAAACGCCTCGGTTATGCCAGCGTGCAGGACTTTGTGGCGGCAATGAGTGCCGGCGAATCACAGCAGTTCGACGCCTTCACCCGCTTTATCGAGACCGATCCAGTGCTACACAAGGCCCTGAAAGCCCGCAAGTGGGCCGAGTTCGCCAAGCTCTACAACGGGCCGGACTATCTGCGAAATCTCTACGACACCAAGCTCCAGCGCGCCTACGAACGGCACGCCGGTTGCGAGTGTGGGCAAGGGGTGGCGGCATGATCGACTTCGACGCGGTGGAAAAACTCCGGGTGCAGGACGGTGACGTGCTGGTGGTGCCGGCGTCGTCCGAACATGACGACATGCAGCTCCTGGCCGAGTCCATCCAGATAATGAACGGCGCGCGGGCCGTGATCGTGCGTGCCCCCGTCAAGCAGCTCGACACCGCAGCCATGAACAAACTCGGCTGGTACCGCGCGTGAGCACCCTGCGCCAGGCCCTTTATGGCCTCGCCCTGCTGGGCGCCCTGTCGCTGATTATCTGGGGCCAGCAACAGCGCATCAACGCCGCAGAAAACAAGACCAAGCTTGCAATAAAGGAGGCCGCTGATGCCCGGAAGGACGCTGACCGCAACCTGGAAACCGCCAACACCCTCACCGCCACCCTGAACCAGGAGCGCGACGCCCAGAGCACCCTGCGCGTCCAACAGGATCAACTGCGCCAGGGGCTGGCGAAACGCGAGCGAACCATAGAGGACCTTAAACGTGAAAACGCCGAACTACGGAACTGGGCTGATCAGCCTTTGCCTGACGCTGCTCGCCGGTTGCGCGAGCGCCCCGCCCTCATCGGCGCCGCAGCTTACCGTGACTGGCTGTCCGGCCGTGGTGCCGTGCCAACTACCGGCGACCAGCCCGCGCAATAACGGGGACCAATTGACCGATCAGGAACGCGCCGAAGCTGCCTGGGCTGATTGCGCCGCCCAGGTCGACATGGTCTACAAACACCAGCAGGCCCAACCATGAACAAGCCCGAAAGCCTGCGCGCCCACCTGCTGGCCACCGTTGCCGAGTTCAAACACAACCCCGACCGCCTGCTGATATTCATCGACAACGGCAGGGTTCGTTGCACCGCCGCCCATACCCTGTCGTTTGAATACAGCTTTGACCTGCAGATAATCCTCACCGAATTCGCCGGCCACCCCGACAGCGTGATCCTGCCGATCCTGGGCTGGCTCAGCGTCAACCAGTCCGAGCTGCTGGAAAACCTCGACAAAGTCAAAAGCGGCATCCAGTTCGAAGCCGACATCCTCGACAAGGACAAAGTGGACCTCAGCATCACCCTGCCGCTGACAGAGCGGGTAGTCGTTGGCAACGATGACCAGGGCAACACCACCGTCAAACACCCGAACGAACCTCAGCGCGTGGCGGGTTATCTCGATCCGAACTGGAAGCCCGGGGCCCAGGGCAACACCAGTGAGTGGATAGTGCCCGATGGCAAATAACCTGGAGACGTTGGAGACCTGGGCGGCGGTTCTACTGGCACGGTTGGAGCCTGGGGAGCGCAGCAAACTTGCTCGGACCATTGGACAGGAGCTGCGCCGCAGCCAGCAGAAACGAGTGATGGCGCAGGAAAACCCGGATGGCAGCAAATATGCGCCTCGAAAAAAGCGTGATCTTCGCGGGAAACAGGGTCGTATTCGCCGCAAGCTGGCGATGTTCAAGAAACTGCGTACCGCGACATACATGAAGTTCCGAGGCGACAGCAATATCATTACCGTGGGCTTCACCGGGCGTGTCGCCCGGATTGCTAGAGTTCACCAATACGGCTTGAAAGATAGAGCCGAGCGTGGAGCAACTGAAATAAGTTACGAACAGCGTAAACTGTTGGGATTTTGCGAATTAGATTTAGACATTGTCCGCGACGGCCTACTACGCCATTTCGGTACTTTCTGAGTAAAAGTTCTCTCTTCGGATCACCATGTTAAATCCATAATCCGCACCTTTCTTTTTCTTATTCTTTTCTGACGGCCCGGAGTTCTACCATTAGCTTCTCTCCTCGATTTGTCAGCTTCCACACCCCATCTTTAGTTCTACTATCAGACAACTCTACATTAACCAAGCCCAAAGCCTGCAGCTGAACCTTTACAGTCTGAAAATCTTGATCTTCTAAGGTGCTAATCCCCAGATCCACGCCATATCTTGCGCATGCAGCCTCCTTTAAAACACGTTTGATTTCGCTGGGATCTCCACCACCTACCAAATAAGGAGAAACATAATAAAAAATCTCCTTCCATGAGAACACCACATACCAATCTGAATTACTGCCGTAACTATTAAAATATTTTCCATTCAGCCGAAAATTATCGTCAACACCCGCCAAATCTTGAATATCAAAAATTGGTGCCACTTGCGAATCTAGATCCTGAATTTGCGCCATCAAACTATCATTCAACTTTCTAAGATCATTAATCTCTAACAACAACCCCTCATTAGATACTTCATTTGCTCGCACCCAACCTTGAGCCGGATACAGCTTAATTGTTTTAGCCAAGCTTAACGCAACCAAGCCTGGAAGTTCAGCTCCGTCATTCCAAAACTTTACGACCCGCCCCGTAGAAATCTTAGTTCGAAACAAAGCAAGTCTATCACGCTGTTCAGGAGCAACCTCTGACTTCCCAAGAGGCAACACGTCAGGATTACCATGTAGCAATGCGACCACTCTCAAGCCTTTACTTACTGCATAATCAAATTCCTTTTCGGTATAGCTAATCCCTTCATCACTTACCGACCCATACCGACCACCTACTATCAGGAGATAATAATCACAATCATCGATAACCCTTTGAATGAAGGTCCACTGATCCTCATCAGCAGCCGGAAAAAGTTCCATGCCCGCTGGAATACAGTCCATTTCCATCAAAGTTTGAGTAACACTCTGACGTTCATCCTTTAAATCCAAATAAGTTGAGCTTACAAAAACCTGATATCGCTTATCCATGCTTCCCCACCCTAAAAATTCAATCTAAAAATAAACACTGATCAATTTAAGCTTGGCGGCTTCAAGACACTTGCAGTGCTGAGACGATGGCAGCATGCCATGCTTGTAGCACAGCATAATACAAATAGGTTTAGCTGCACTCTCATGCGCGCAACGCCACCATCGGCGCCATGAACGAATTCGCCGCCCTCTCCCGCATGCTCGAAAACCTCATCCGCTTCGGCGTCATCGCCGCCGTGCAGATGGAGCCCCCGCGCGTGCAGGTAAAAACCGGTGCACTCACCACCGCCTGGTTGCCGTGGCTCGCCCTGCGGGCCGGCTCCGACCGCGAATGGGACCCGCCCACCGTTGACGAACAGGTGATCCTGTTCAGCCCCTCTGGCCAGCTCGCCAACGGCGTCGTCATCACCGGCCTGCCCAGCGACCATATCCCCGCCAACGGCAACCGCCCTGGCCTGCACCGACGCACCTATGCCGACGGCGCGGTGATCGAGTATGACAGCGTCGCTCATCACCTGAACGCCACCCTGCCTGAGAGCGGCACCACCAGCCTGTTCAGCAAGGGCGGGATCAACATCATCGGCCCGATCAATCACCAGGGCGATTACAACCAAACCGGCAACCAGAATGTGGTCGGCCGTGTGGACGTCTCCGAAGACGTGGTCGCCGCTGGCATCAGCGTGGTCAACCACCCCCATGGCGGTGTGATGCCAGGCAACGGCAAGACGGGGAAACCAGAATGAACCGACAAACCGGCGGCGCCATCGGCACTCTGGACCACATCACCCAGTCCATGACCGACATCCTCACCACCCGCATCGGTACCCGGGTGATGCGCCGCGAATACGGCAGCCTGCTACCCGAGCTGGTGGACCATCCATTCAACGACGTCACCCGCTTGCGGGTGTACTCGGGCGCAGTCATGGCGCTGATGCGCTGGGAACCGCGGATCAGCCTCAACCGCATTCAGTTCGTCGGCGCCAATCTGCAAGGCCAGTCCGTGCTGGACGTGGAAGGCAGTGTCGTCGACAGCAACGAGTCGTTCAGCCTGAGCATCCCGCTGCAACTGGGAGGCAGTGTATGAACTCCTTTGCCGCGATTGACCTCAGCCAGCTCCCGGCACCGCAGATCGTCGAGCAGATCGACTACGAACTGATCCTGGCGGAACGCAAGGCCTACATCATCAGTCTGTGGCCGATTGAAGAACAGCCCGAGATTGCCGCGCGCCTCGAAATGGAATCGGAGCCGCTGACTAAGCTGCTGGAAGAAAACGCCTACCGCGAAACCATCTGGCGCCAGAGGGTCAACGAGGCCTCGATTGCCAACCTGCTGGCCCTGGCCAAAGGTCCCGATCTGGACCAACTGGCGGGCAACTTCAACGTCACGCGCCTGGTAGTCCAGGAAGCCAAGCCGCTGGCAAATCCGCCCATAGCTCGGTTGATGGAGAGCGACGATAGCTTGCGCGAGCGGGCACAAATGTCCTGGGAAGGGTTAAGCACCGCCGGCCCCCGCAACAGCTACATCTTCCATGCCCGTGGCGCGGACGGCCGCGTTGCAGACGCCACAGCCGAAAGCCCATCCCCGGCAGTGGCCGTGGTCACCGTGCAATCACTCCTGGGTGATGGCACAGCATCGGCCGACCTGCTTGCCATCGTCAAAACGTACCTTAGCGACGATGACCGCCGCCCAGTGGCTGACCGGCTCACCATCCAAGGCGCGCAAATCGTTCGCTACCAGGTCAAAGCCAAGCTGTACTTGCTGACCAGCGGCCCCGAGTCGGAACCGATTCTCGCAGCAGCTGAGCAGCGCTTGCTGGCCTACGTCAACCAACGTCGGCGCCTGGGAATGGAAGTGTCTGAATCGGCAGTTCACGCCGCACTTCACGTCGAAGGCGTGCGCAAGGTTGAACTGGAAAACTGGGC